TAAAGGTTTCCCTGCTGGTTCAATTCTTGCCGCTGGCGGGTTCCTTGATGTAGTAGGCGGCGGTGGCTATTCAACAAGTGCAGGTAATTACGCCTCTAGTGGCTTTCCTGGGGCGCAAAAAAATGGTGACATATACGTAACTGTCAATGCTGGCGCAATAGCCGATCCGGACGGCTTAGTAACCCTTGTAAAAACAGCTTTACAAGACCTTAACAGAGCCGGTGACTCTACAACTTTTGCCGGGGCTATAGCATGACAGTCCCTACACTTAACGCTTTTATTAACTTTTCTACAGGGCCAGCTACGGCTCAGTCAATGATTTTAGATCAAGGCGTACTAGATACAAACGTCCTAGCAGACAGCGTGGCAGTTATTGTAGACGTGTCCAATCAAATAGACCGACTTACAACTAACAGAGGCCGTAACGCGCAAAGCGATCAGTTTCAGACCGGCACAATGACGCTGCGAATAGTAGATCAGAACGGCGATTTTAACCCGCAAAACCCTAGCAGCCCCTATTTTGGTTTGCTTTCGCCTATGCGTAAGGTTTCTATAAGTGCTACTTACGCCGGCGTGACCTATCCGATCTTTAGCGGTTTTATTACTAGCTATAGCACAACTACCCCGCTTAATGCGTTAGACGTTGTGTATACAACTATTACAGCCGTAGATGCTTTTAGGCTGGCGCAAAACGCACAAATCGCTACTGTTGCAGGTACAAGCGCAGGCCAATTATCAGGCGCTCGCGTTAATGCCTTGCTAGATGCTATTGACTGGCCTAACTCTATGCGTGACGTAGATGCCGGCTTGACTACTTTACAGGCAGACCCTGGCACAGCTCGCACAGCCCTACAAGCTCTACAAACAGTAGAAATAAGCGAATACGGCGCTTTGTACGTAGACGCAGTAGGTAACTTTGTTTTCCAAGATCGCGCCCTAACTGCTAGCTCTGTATCTGCGCCAGCTGTAGCCTTTAACGATGACGGCACAGATATAGCCTATAACAATGCAGTTTGGGTGCTTAATGACTCTTTAGTTTATAACGAGGCTAACGTGACGCGCACAGGCGGTAGCGTACAAACGGCTAGCAACGCAGCTAGCATTACTAAGTATTTTTTGCACAGCTACAACCAGCAAAACCTGCTTATGGAGACAGACGCAGTAGCCCTTGATTATGCACAGGCTTACGTAGCTAGCAGGGCCGAGACAAGCGTACGCTGTGACGCAATAACGCTTGATCTCTACACAGATAACTATAACCTGGGCATAATTGCAGCCCTTGATCTAGATTTTTTTGACCCTATAACTATTACAACTAATCAACCTGGCGCATCTACTTTAAGCAAAACCCTACAGATTTTTGGCGTGGCTATGAGCATGAGCCCTAATAGCTTTAAGGTAACATTTACCACGCTTGAGCCTATTATAGATGCTTTTATATTAGACGACGCAATATACGGATTACTTGACACAGGCGTGTTAAGTTACTAAGGAGAGGGCACTATGACGTTTCAAACATTTACTACAGGCCAAGTCTTAACAGCTGCACAGATGAACGCGATTTACACAACTACTTATAGTGCTAAGACGGCCTCTTATACCTTTGCATCAGGCGATCAAGGCAACATATTTAGCATGAATAATGCAGCTACGCAGCAGTTTAATATTCCTACAGATGCCACTTTTAACTTTGCAGTAGGCACAGAAATTAACGTTTTTTGGATCACAGGCGCAGGTCAGCCTACGATTGGCGCAGTAACCCCTGGCACTACTACAGTTATATCAACAGGTGCAACAAGTGCTACGCCTAAACTGCGCGCTGTAAACTCAGGTGCTACCTGCGTAAAACTAGCTGCTAATTCATGGATTGTGTTTGGAGATATTGCATAATGCCTATATTAGGAATTATGGCGAGTGCTAGACCGCCTGCTGTTGCTCTTAATGTTGAGCATTTAACTGTTGCAGGCGGTGGCGGTGGCGCAGGCACACAGCCTGGACTACAACGCGGTGCATCAGGTGGCGGTGCAGGCGGTTATAGAACAAGCACATTGGCATTATTTACTTTAACAAATTACACAGTAACTGTGGGTGCAGGTGGTGCAGGTGGCGCACCAACTGTTGCTGGCACAAATGGTAGCAATTCTGTTTTTGCAACAATAACAAACATAGGTGGCGGTGGTGGTGTTTTTAATGCCACAAATGGTGTTGTAGGCGGTTCAGGATCAGGTGGTGCAGACTCAGGTGGTACAGGTGGTGCAGGTACAGCTGGTCAAGGTAACGCTGGTGGCGCAGGTGCTACATCGGGTGGTCTTGGTGGATCATCAGGCGGTGGCGGTGGATCAGCTGGCGTAGGTTCAGCGGGTGCAACTACAAGCAATGTACGACCTTCTGGCGGTCCAGGCACAGCATCAAGTATTAGCGGCAGTTCTGTAACTTATGCAGCAGGTGGCGCAGGTGGTGGCTTTAATGCAAATGTTGCTGGATCAAGTGGTACAGCAAACACAGGTCAAGGCGGCGGTGGTGCTGACGGCAATGTTTCCGATCCAACAGGTAAATCAGGTGGTAGTGGCGGTTCAGGAATTGTAATTCTGAAGTATGCAGATACAAGAACAATAACAATAGGTGCTGGATTAACTGGAAGCACAGGTGCGCCTAGTGGTGGCTTTAAGGTCACAACAATTACTGCTGGCACAGGAAACGTGAGCTGGTCATAATGGCACATTACGCATTTTTAGATAAAAATAATATTGTTACTGAGGTTATTGTCGGTGTTGATGAGACAGAAACTATTGAAGGTTTAGACACCGAAACTTGGTATGGCAACTTTAGAGGTCAAGTCTGCAAGCGTACAAGTTACAACAATAATATTAGATATAACTATGCAGGTATTGGTTTTACCTATGACGCAGATCGTAATGCTTTTATCGCGCCTAAGCCTGATCTTGCGACAGGTTTTGATGAGGCAACCTGTCAATGGATAGTGCCTATTCATGGAGACTAGCTACAACGGCTGGCCTGCATCTAAGGATCAGGCAGAGATAGATATACAGTCTTATCTAGTGCCAGGCACAGATCGTAAGCTGCGTTGTGCAGCTGCTGTAGCGCCTTTGCTTATTGGCTTTGCCTCAGAGTTTCACAAACTAATAGAGCCGATAGATGCAGGTAGTTTTGACGATTGGGGCTATGCCTACAGGATGGTCAGAGGCAACCCTACAAAACTATCGTGTCACTCATCCGGCACGGCTGTAGACCTTAATGCAACAAAGCATCCGCTAGGCAAGTACGACACTTTCCCAGCTGAGAAAGTGCCTATGATCCGCGCCCTGGCTAAAAAGTACGGCCTTAAATGGGGCGGCGATTTCAAGACTAGACCGGATGATATGCACTTTGAAATCAATCTTAGCCCTGCAAAGGTTGCAGAGTTAATTACAAAGTTAGGAATAGAAAATGCCGACTAGCGCACAAGTAACAGTTACAACAACGGCTACCTTATTAGTAGCTGCAAATATTATGGATCAGACAGTAGCTCTACATAATCTAGGTGGCGGGGCTGTGTATCTAGGAGACGCTAACGTAACCACAGCAAACGGCTACAAATTAGATAATGGCGATAAATTACAAGTCCCAGTAGGCGATAATGAGGGCCTTTATGGTATTACAGCCTCAGGTAGTCATAGTGTAGCTGTGTTGAAACAAGTCAACTAAAGGGCTAGAAAAGAGGCAATAAATGAAAGAGCAACTAAAGGCCGCTGGCCTGTCTTATCTACGCGCAGCTGTATCGTGCGTAGCTGCGTTATATCTCAGCGGAATTACAGATTACAAAGTCTTGGCCAATGCTTTTATAGCAGGCCTGATAGGGCCTTTAATGAAGGCTCTAGCGCCTAATGAGAAGCAGATCGGCATAGGGGCTAAGTAAATGGACGCGCAGGCATGGGTAGCACTTGTAGTGGGCCTACTGGCTATCCTGTCTGCGCTCTATGCAGGCTTACGCTTTCTTGTTAAGTCAATTTTAAGCGAGCTGTTGCCGGATAATAATGGCGGCCACAACCTACGAGGCCGCGTAGATCGCATAGAGGTCAAGGTGGACAAGATTTACGAAATGCTTATAGAGGCTAAATTAGCTCGCTAGCGTGTCGCACTTGTAATTTGTCAGATGCTAGCCCCATACTATTACTACAAACGCTGAGTGGGCTAACTCGGATAGTAAGCACACTCAGCCTTACGTTAGGGGCTAAGTATGAACAGTTTAGATTTTTTGATAGGGCTGAGCGCAGCTGGTTTAGTTTGTAGCTTTGTGGTTTTAGGTTATCAAATTGGCTACAAGCATGGACATGGCGAAGGTTTTGTAAGAGGGCGCAATATTGCTAAGGCTCTAAGAGATGCAGAGCTAACAAAATGAGCAACTTTTTAGAGGGCTACGAGGACGTAAACGCCCGGATTATCCGCGTCAGAGCTGAATACCCAAGTCTGCGTTT